AAGAGCATACAGGCCAACACCGACAGCAAACAGGGCATCCACCTTGTTGCCATTCCGAAGGGTGAAAGCGGACACGGTACCTTGCGCGGATTCCACCCGTCACCACGCATCGGCAAACCCCATCCCCGGTTCGGCAAGCTGACCCGTAACTTTGTCATCCTTGACGAGGCCGAAGAGATTCCAGCCGGCGTATGGGAAGGCTGCCGCAACTTGCTGTCCACTGCCGACACCGACAACGCATCGGGGCACATCAAGGTCTTTGCCGCCAGCAACCCGAAAGACCGCACCAGCGACTTTGGCAAGATGTGCGAGCCGAAGAGGGGCTGGGGCTCAATTGACTGCGAAGAAGATTTTGAGTGGACAAGCCGTGACAAGTGGCAGGTGCTTAGGCTAGACGCTGCCCGGTGCGAGAACGTGCAAGAAAAGCGCATCGTGTACGGTGGACTGCAAACCTACGAAGGTTTCATGAACTACGAGTCACGAGGCAAGACGGCTGAGTATTTCACTATGGCCCGTGGCTGGTTTCCTCAGGAGGGTGTGAGCATGGCAATCATTACGCCTGCAATGATGGACAATGCCGTGGGTATTGTCCGCTTTACCGGACCGGTCGTTCCCCTTGCCTCGTTCGATCTTGCCTTGGAAGGTAACGACCAGCTCATGTGCACCTACGGACGCTTTGGTCTTAGCGACGGATGGACCCCACTATCGGGCAAGTTTGTTCCGTTTGACAAGCCTCGCACCGTGTTGCAAGTGGACAGCCAGATGCCATTCCCCAAAGGCGACACGGTCAAGCAGACCAACGCCATTATGCGGTTTTGCAACCAAATGAAGATAGGAGCCGGATGGACCGTGGTTGACCGCACAGGCAACGGTGCCGGGGTGCACGACAACCTAAAGAACTTGTTTGGACAAGACGTCATGGGCGTAAACTATTCGACCGCTGCCACCGACACCCACGTACTGGGCGACGACAGCCAACGGGCCAACGAGATGTACAACGGCATTGTAACCGAGCTGATCTTTGGCTTGGGCAAATACCTTGAGTTTGGCTACCTAAAAATTAGCCCGGGCTTTAGGCACGAAGAACTTGTACGCGAGGCAACCAGCCGACGATACAAGCAAAAAGGACGCGGGCTTGTTCGGGTAGAAAGCAAGCAAGAATATTGCAAGCGCACCAGACAAAAGTCTCCAGATGCTCTTGACTCACTCAGCATGCTGGTGTTTCTTATGCGCCAGCGTTCAGGGAACGTTCCCACCATGACCACACCACAACCAGAACGGATTCAACGTGAAAGAAAGATGCACGGGGTTGAAAGGATGGAATGGGTGGATTTCTCGGAATGAAAATTTTGCCGTGTGGAGGAATGGTAGACTCATCTGCCTTTGAAGCAGACTTTTCTAGGTTCAAGTCCTAGCGCGGCAGTTTTTCCCAGCGTACGTTTCTGTTTGGCTGTGGCAGTTTGGGCATAGCAAGCAAAGGTTTTGTAGCCGGTGGTCGTTAGAAATTCCGTTTTTATGTTCCAACTGCAGCGTTAAAGGTTTGTCTTTCCACATTCCTTGGTTTCCGCAACCCGAGCATTCATCGAGGATCATTTCAAACCTCAAAAGATTTCTTTTAACAGCGCTTCTGGAAATTAAAGAATTTTCAACCAACCAAATTTCCCGAAAAGATTTTTCAGATACCCGTCTACCAATCGCCGAAGATTCTGTCCTAGACACAAAATGGCTTGTGTCTAGCCCTAGAAACCGTATCCTTTCTTTAGCTGTATTAAAGTTTCCTCCTTTACAGGCTACCCCAAAAAAATTTAAGACATCTTTCATGCGTTTTGATTTTCTAACCAGATCAATGAATAAAGAATCTGGCAACGTCCAAATTTGGCTGCGTCGTTTTCTGTTAGTAGTATGAAGTTTTGTCATGTTTTTATGATACCAATACTTTACGCATTCGCAAGCCAAACTTTATATTGACATGGCCTTACAAATCTCGTATTCCCCCTCCGTGGCTAAACCTATCATAGGAATGGTACCACCTGAAGGATTCCACTACTTTCAGGGGGACGTTCGCATACAAGCTGATACGATTGAAGATCTTCGTCGTAAGGTAACGGACTACCGTGCCGAAAATTCTTTGCCCAACAACACGACCGTAACCGACGTCAACGATTACATTTGCGGAAGGTGGCCCGATTTTTGTCACCACGTTGACGAGGTAACGATTAGCCGCAGCCACTCCGATTGGAACTCGGGAGAGTTGTCTGGGGACCTCCAAACGTGGGCACGCAACATACTTGCTTCTCCTAGGCCGCATCCTCTTGTAGGAGACGAGCTGGCCGAGGCACGAGCACAAATTTGTGCAAAGTGCATCTACAACGTAAACTGGCGCGGCGGATGTAGTTCGTGCGTTGTTGCAACTGATCGCTTGTCAGCGAGCGTAAGACAGGCTAGAGAGACTAGGTCAACCCCAGTTCTTGGAGGTTGCACGATACTAAGGCACGACAACCGTGCCGCAGTTTTCATGCAACCCGAGGACCTTGCAACCTCTTCCGACATTCCTTCTCATTGCTGGCTCAACAAATAAAACTACATGGCAAACGTACTCAAACCTCTTGACCCTAGGATAACCGACAACTTTGCACACACGGCCCCAAAGTCTGGTAATCCACACGACAAGCCAGACATTCTTGGGCTTACCGTTGTTACCCCAACCAATTCGGAAACCGACACCGTTGACAAAGACACGCTGCAAGTTCGCAGAATGTTTAAAGACGCTTCAGGAGCTTGGAGCGCCTATCGCCGGCTGAAGCAGCAGAACGTTGAACGGAACAAAAAGAATCAGCTCATCCAAAAAAAGCTCAACAACGAGACCCCCTACAAGCCAAAATATCTTGAGTCTCTTGGTCAGGATTGGAGAAGCAACCGTCCTACCGGTTTCCTTTCCACGATGGTTAGCCGTATTCAGCCTCCGTTTCGTGCAGTTATCGAGCAGGCAACTACCCTCACCTATAGCAAATACCCCAGAGACTCGGCAGACTCCGAAAACAAAACCAAGGTATTTCGTGAAGAGATTACAAAATGCATCCGTGCATGGGGCGCATTTGATGACCTTGTAGCCCAAACAACTCACGAAAATACAACGTTTGGTTATTGTGGTTGGGTGTGGGACGATCTTCGTGACTGGAAACCCGAGTTCCTACGTCAAGACTACACGTTCTTTTCAATCGAAACCCCGCAAGATACCAGCCAGACCCAGATTTTTGGTCGCAAGCGCCGGTACCAGATTGCCGATCTTCTTCCTGTACTAGAAGATCCAAAACTTTCCGCTTCCGCGGGTTGGCACATCGACAACCTTGTCCGCAGCATTAACAACGCTATCCCAGCGGGTCGCACGCTTGACTCAGACGACGACGCGCGTCGCTACGAAGACTGGATACGTGAAGGATCATACGGAGCTTCCTACGAAAACGATGCCAAGTATGTGGAGCTGGGAGAGATTTTTGTACGCGAGCCTCACGGAAAAGTTTCTAGGTTTTTGTTTGACGACAAGTCTGGAAACGAAATTTGCACACAGCTTGACCGTTTTAACGGAATGCGCGAGTGTCTTAACCTTTTTGCAGTCGAGATCGGTTCAGGTGGACTGATGTCTTCTCGAGGCGCAGGTCGGGACCTTTACAACACACACGTTGCAATCGACAAGGCCCGCAACCTTGTTGTGGACAATGTCTATCTCAAGGGGCTTCTGATTCTCAAAAAAGGACCAAACGCAAAGGCTGGGGTACCCCCACTTACGGTCATGCACCCGATTGCATACGTGTCCGAAGGATACGAGATTCAGCCTCAGTCGATGCCAGCCGACGTCGATGATTTCTTGAAGCTTGACCAGTTTGTCAGCCGTCTTGCCGAAATTCAGGTTGGAACTTTTCTTCCCGGGGCACCTGTTGAAACCGATGGAAAGAAAACAGCGTCCGAGGTTAACCGCACCGCGGCCATTGAAAATCAGCTACGCGAAGGTATTTTGACCCGTTGGAGCCGTCAGTTTAGCCGCGGTGTCGAGCGCATGCAGCGTGGTATCTGTCACCCAGAACACGTAAAAGCCGCAGCCGAGCTTAAGGCACTCCTAGATCAGGCACGACAAAAGGAGCAAAACGTTGTGTGGGCTCGTAGAGAAGTTGTTGACGCTTTTGACCGTAGCCAAATGCCTTTGCCTTCTTTCCTTGTTCCCTACGAGGTTCAGCCACACCTTGACGAAGACGCAATCTCTTGCTGCCTTGAAATGATGGAGCGTAACCTTCCACCTTCCGACATTTTGCTTATGGCATACACGTCGGCAGCCGAGTTGCTTCCTGATACGGCTTCCCAAGATGCACAGATGCTTGACCTAGTGGTTCAGCGTTACACCGGAAACCCAAGCATCAACCAAGACGAATTGATGAAGCTGGACATCTCCAAGAAAGTTGGAGAAGAAATTGCAAACACAATTATTCTTCCTCAGGATCAGGTAGAGGCACTGGCAATTGAGGCTACACGATTACAGATTATTGAGCTTCAATCTATCATGGCCGGTCAAAGCATTGGTGTTTCGCCACGCGACAACGACATTGTCCATCTTCAAACTATGACCCAGAAGCTGTTGCCTTTAATTCAACAAGCTCCTCCCGGGTCTCTTCCTCCAGAACTGGCCGCACCTCTTGCCGCTGCAATGGATCACTACGTCAAGCACATCAATGCTGCCGAGAAAAAAGGAGCCGACAAAAAGCTTGTTGGTCAATACCGCAAGGCCGCAATGGACGCCCACAATCATCTCACGAAAGGACACGGAACTCCCCCGCCCCAAGATCTTGTTCCCGCTGCCGCTGCCCAACCACAAAGGGCACCCGGCGGAAACAGAGGTCCAACAAAAGCTCAAACAATTGGGATTGGAGAGGCAGCACAGGCAAGCGATCAATCACAAGCAGGACAAGTAAACGCAATATCACACCCACCAAGACCTACCACAGCCGCATAGACACAATAAAAATTTATGGAATGGACCTCAACGGACTCCGTGCATTTACGGAAGTACGACCAAATGACAGGAAGTAAGCTTAGAGCTTATCTCAAAACACGTGTGCCCGCTATTAGTGGAATCACGATTGAAGCTGTGGCACTTTCTTCAAAAGAAAGGGCCGGGGCAGAATACATGCTCTCGGTAATCGACGAGCTATTTGCAGAACAAAAAACACAAACAGACGGGTCCGGTACCGGATTCACAACCATGTAAAATATGAGCAACGACGAAATAGACGACAACATTGTGCCAGAATTTGGAGTAGCCACGACCGGAGCCCCTAGACTGGATGCGGATCCCGTTGACGCAAGCTTTTTGGACGCATTCGACAAGCTTGACGACGAGGCCGAGGCAATAGAAGCCGCGGAGTTAGCCGCAAATCCCCCAGCTCCGGTGGCAGTAGAAACGCCCAGCGAAGACGAGAATTTTTTAAATGATGGACTCGAAGGTACTCCCGTGGTTACCGAGGCAGCCGTTGATCCCGTTGCAGAGGTAGCTCCTGTTGTTGAGACACAGCCCGAGAATCCTCTTGACCCCGAGATTGCTGCAATCGAGCAGCCACGTAATCTTAGCGAATCAAACCAAAGCAACTGGAAAAAGCTTCAAGAGACTGCCAGTCGCTACAAGCAAGAGGCAATGGAAGCTGCAACTCTCAAGCAGCGCCTAGAACAGATGCAGCAACCTCAGGTCCAGACACCTCAGGATTACGAAGAGCTGAAAAAATTCAAACAAATCTTTGACCTAAAGAATGATCCCGAGTTTCACACAAAATTCGAGGAGCCAATTAAAGGGGCAACAGAAAACATATATTCTATTCTCAAGAAGAATGGGGCATCTGAGGAAACTATAGCTTCCATCCAAAAAGTTGGCGGGCCAGACAAGGTAAGCGAATCTTGGTGGAAACAAAACGTTCTCGACAAGATCTCAATGACAGACTCGGAAAAACTAAAGCGCAACCTAGTTGACGTGGTAGACTTAAAGGAAAAACAGGAACATGAAATTGCACACACCGCACAATATGCCGAACAAATCCTTGAAGAACGCAAAACCCAGAATGTTCGCTGGTTCCAAAATGAGAACCAAGTTGCCTATAACGAGATTGACCAGATCACCAAAGATACTTCTTGGGCAAGGTTCCAAGAGGTACCTCAAAACGCAAGCCCTGAACAGATTGACGAGATCCAAAAGCATAATGCTTCTGTTCAAGATCTTGCTGCGAAGTTTAATCACGCTCTTTGGCCTCAGACGGCTACAGACCGTGCTAGGGTCGCGGCGGCAGCGGTGCTGTCACACAAGCTAGTCGAACAACTCAAGATTGAGCAAACAGCCAGAACCGAAATGACAACACGCTTGCAGCAGATCGAACAAGAGAATAGCAAGCTTAAGCAAGCCGGTCGTGCCCCCAAGGCTTCCGCAAATTCGGTGTCTTCAAAAATCAACGTCAGCAACAATGATCGTTGGAAAATGAACTCAGGAGATGCTATTGACTTGGGTCTTGATGAGGCTGGACTCTAATTTTTAAATCTCAGAATTAGACTATAATCTTATGAATCGAGACGAAATGAATAGCGTTTTGCACACGGCTTCGGCCAATCCGTTTGCAAGTCAAGGTCCCGCGGTTAGACAATTAAAGACTTTGCGTGCCCCTACCGGGGAATCTGTGGTGGTGGAGCCAAGATGGGAGCCCGGTGCCTCCAATTTGGCACCAGAAACCCCGTTGGCGCACGAAAATGCACCAAAAGTGGAGTTTCAGCCCGTGAAACCGACCGTGGAGCCTGAGATTCAGGAAGAGATTTCGACCCTAAAAACGTTAAAATCCCCCACAAAAGCTTCCATAAAGAAAGCGAAAGCTCCAAATCCCGTTCACGAGTCTCGCACCCCCGAAGGACTACCCTCATATCGTTGTGAGTTTGAGGGACGGGACATTATGTTAGGTTTTCCATGCTACAAAACCACAAACCCTGTGACTATGGCTACGGTTGTGGCAATGGCAATGGATTTTGGTCGTGAAAAGTTCCGTTTTGACATGGAAATTGGTGACGCAATGGTCTATCACGCTCGAAATCGTATTGCAGCCAAGTTTTTGGACACCGACGCCAAGTGGCTTCTTATGATGGACGACGACATCATCCCGTCTATTGGTCGCCCGGGATGGATGAGAGCTTGGGTTACCGCTGCCAGATCCCTTCAAGATAATGCGCTGCAACGTCACGTCTTACACAGGCTTATTGGGTCTGGCAAAACCTTAATTGGTGGCGCTTATTTCGGTCGCCAAGAGGGGGGAGCCCTGATGTGCAGCGATCTTTCACTTGCCTCACGTGTCAGAAACTACGAAGACGCTGTGGTTCCCGTTGACTGGGTGGCAACCGGGTGCATGATGGTACACAGAACTGTTTTTGAGGACATCCAAAAGAAATTTCCTGAGCTTGCGCCTAAAAAACAAGGCGACGTCTTTGATTTCTTCCACCCCATGAGTAGCGGGGAAGGGGAAGACGTTTCTTTTTGCAAACGGGCAAAGCAAGCCGAGCATCAGCCCCACATTGACCTTGGTTTGCCAGTGTTCCACGTGGGATACAAAGTATATTGATATGAGAAAAAAAGTATTTGCCTTTTATCGCCCCATTCTTTCAGTTCCTCAGGATGAGGAATTTGCTCAAGCCAATTTGTGGAAAAAAAGTTGGGAAATGCACGGCTGGGAATGCGTAATGCTTAACCTAAGCCACGTTTCGGTCTCCCCGTGGTGTAATTCTATCATGTCTCGCATCATGGGTCTACGGCAGTTCAACTCAGGCATCCCCAACGAGTGCTTGGATCGCATGGTGGCTCGTTTTGTCCGTTGGTGTGGCCTCCAGTCGGGAAGCGGCAACTGGATAACGGATTACGACGTCCTAAATCTCGGGTTTACCCCCGAAATGGCCGAAAAAATCGAAAAAGATACCGACGTTGCCGTACCAAAAGACAGCAAGGCTTGGATCGTATTTGCTACTCCTCAGGCTGCGTCGGAAGCTTGCCGAACGTTTGTGTTTGGGGAAATGTTTTTGCCCCCAACATGGTCAGACACAATGGACGAAGCCGACATTCTCAAAATCAAAAAAGATTATTTTGTGGGTCTTCCCTTGGTTCACGTAAACGACGCCAAACTAAACGAATCAAAGTCTTCTGCAATGACAAGGATACTCAATGATTTTTTAAAACCTGCCCCCGTGAAAGTAGAAAAGAAAAAATCTAACCGAAAGGCAAAGTGAAAATTGTCCATACTGGCCACATTGGAGACATTATAGCTTTTTTGCCTTTGTATAGGGCGATTGGCGGAGAAGCTTTGTTTATCCGAGACGATCCCGGCATGGCCCCCATGAGTGGGTTTAAATATGATACCCTAGAGCCTTTGTTGAAATCACAAGGCATAAAGGTATGGTTTATGCATTCCTGTGGGGGTGCCATTCACCTTGACATGGGAAATTGGAGAGAATGCTATCAGAACCACGTTTCTTTGACCGATTGTCAGGCCCGATTTATGGGTTTGGTTAATCGACAAAACGGTCATTTTAAGCTTGACAAGCCTTGGATAGAGGTTGAGCCGGACCCGTTAACAAAAGACCGCGTTCTTTTTAACAGAACGCCGCGCTACCGTAACCCAAAATTTCCGTGGGACAAAGTTGCTAAACACTTTGGGGACAGAGCTTTGTTTGTTGGAACACTTGACGAGCACGAGCTTTATCAAAGAGAGGTCGGCGTTCCCATCGAACGATACGAGACTCCAGACTGTTTGGCGGTAGCAAAAGCAATAAAAGGAGCCGATTTTTTTGTAGGAAACCAATCTAGCGCATTTTGGATTGCTGCCGCAATGCATAAGCCATTGCTCCAAGAAGTTGATTGTGTGGTTACCAATAGCATAATTGCTTACGAAGGGGCACAATATGCAATCGGTGGGCACGTAGATTTTTCTAAGCTGTGAGAACTTTACTTTTTTGTACTGCCTACGCCGAATCTCCCGAAGTTTGGGAAAATCGTTACAAACCTTGGTACTTCCATTATTTAAAGTCTTCGTTGAAGGTAAACAACCTGTTAATTGTTGATGACGGAAGTCCCTCGGAACCTAATTTTTTAGAAAAAAACGAGTATCATAGGTTTGAAGACCGGCTTGGTCGTCAGGCTGCTCACGTATATCCGGGATGGTATCGAAGTTTCAGCTACGGAGTAATTAACGGTATCGAAAAAGGTTTTGACAAAATTATTCATGCCGAGTCAGACGCTTTTCTCCTGTCCGAACCGCTTATTGAGTTTGTAAACTCTCTTGATTCGGGTTGGCATACCTTTTGGTGCCCCCTCCACAACATGCACGAATCCGCAATTCAAATTATTTGCAAAGATCAATTTGGTGCCGCAAAAAATTTTTTAGGACCTAGTTACGATGCTTATTCCGGGATTTGCATGGATGGAATTTTGCCGTATACGCA